AATTTTTCACTGTTGTCAGTGAGGATGAAGCCATTGGAGGCTGAAACCAGTTTCGGTGCCCATGGTAAAGTCTATTGCGTAAGCAATAAGATTGCGGCTATGGAAGGGGTGACGCGTGGTAGATTGAAAGAGGATGCCTTTTTGGTCACACGGAAGGGAGTTTCTTGTCACTGTTTGAGTGCCGGTAAGGGCACAAGTGGCGGCTCCATTGAGTCTGATGCAACAGGCCACCTCTTGGCAATTCACATTGCCGGGCATGAGAAAGTGGAAGGTAAAGAATTTCCAAACTTTGGGATCCCCGGCACTGTCGTGGCCCAATTGATGAGGAAGTACTCTGGGCAGTCGCCCTTGCCTTACTATTCGCAAGCCTTTGAGAATTCGTTCGATTCACACTTGGCGGAGGCGATTAAGATGGAGGAAGCTGAGGCTTTGCTTGGCTTGCCCGCACCTAATCTTCCCCCGATCAAGGACGCTGTCGATGCCATTCGTGGCGAGGCAGCTGTGGATCCAACTGTTTGGAGGAGCGCTATCCGTAAAATGAGACGTGTCACCAAGAATAATAATCAAATAAAGGCTCTCCTGTACAGGAAAGTATCTCAGCGCATACCTGAGTACGACCCTGAGTCCACACCTGAGGACGAGGAACTATGGGCTATGGTTGAGGAGGAAATCCGAGATCAGATCTATGGTGACTGTGTCAGCGGTGAGTGTGAGGAAGTTCTTGATGATTTCCTAGAGTGCGTGGAAGAAATTGTGCTGCCTGCTACGCAGGAGCCTGTAAGTCGTATTGTACCGCATGGCTATGGCTCTCCTACTTCCCACGAACTCCAAGGTTTTCACAAGGACCTTGAGGAGATGCGCGATTTTCGCCAAAGACTGGAGCAGCCTCCGCCGCCCGGACTTCGGTTTAAAATCCAGCCTGATATTGTTATTAAGCCAGAAAGCTTTGGAGATCTGTCCTCACCTATTGAAGAACTTACTATCAAAAGCTACGTGCTCGACACGGACATTCCGCCACCCCGTCATTACACGGACGACGTGAAATCCTGTGTCCCATCTACTCCTGTCTCAGACGACGTTTTGACGGCCTGGGATTCAGGCATGAAGCACATTTTTGATAATCTTCAGACCATGACCTTGCTTGAATTCTTGGAATTTAGTGAGAACCACTTACCCACTTTGTATGGACACACACGCAATGGCGTGTTGTTCCAACGGCTCATACAGCCGGAAGCCCGTGTGGACCCCATTGGTACCGCCGTGGACGAGGATGTGATGACGCCAATTGGGAAAGTGCCTTACAAGACTAGGAACAAGTCCAAGGCTTATGATGAGGATGGTATCTACCAAAACGTGAGCATCATGGACCAGCTACGCAAATACAATTTGCTCACGAAGGACGGGAAGCTCCGCGGCAATTGGCCGGCGGAAGGACCCGCTGCAGAGAAATCCAGTCTTATTAGTCAACTGCGGCAGAAGTTGGTAAGAAAGAGAGGCTACGACGCGCAACATTTGATGGAGCGTGTCAAAGGCTTGCCCGCCGGGAGGTGGGATTGGAACATGTCTTTCAAGACATATCTTCAGGGCATCCTGAAGGCCATGGACCCCGTCAAGGACGCTGGCTGGTCCACCCTCATGGACA